AGCCATTTCAATTAGCCCTCGACTGATCTGGCTTAATGAATGGTGAGTCTGGACTGATCTTGACCGTAGTCTGTCCGTTTTGTCTGGATTTTTCCGCATTGTCCTGAATCGGGGAAATATTGAAGCGAAAGGCAGGGGGGGTAGGCGTGCGCCCTAAAAAAACGCCGTATTCACGGCTTCCTTTCTTGCTATTACATCGCTTACATATTGGTTCTAAGTTCTCTATGTTCGAACCACCACCACGCTTCGCACTAATCACATGATCCACTGCATCAGCCCACTCACCACAGATGTAACAATCATGACCCTTAGTTCTGAACACTAACTCACGTTGCTTCTTCCATTGACGTGAGCCTAACTCACGCTTACGTTTTATATTACTCATTTGTTATCAGTTGAATAGAAGCCTTTAGCTTTGAATATAGCTGGTGTAGTGTTATATATTCTAACCATATCACCATTACATACACTGCATTTAGGTGCTATTAGTTTAGCTCTTATGCTTACAGTAATCTCCTGTGTTATCCCACAGCATTTAAATTCATAAGTAGCCATTACCACCAATAGTTCTCTTTCCAGAAGTCCCATGCTTTACATGGACTTCCATAGCGTGTCTCTGCATATCGTATAGCCCATTCTACCTGCTCTAATGGACTTAATTCTCTTACTTTGTTATTCATAAACTGCCAAGCACCTGAAGCACCTGATGATCTATTTATAGCATCATATCTAACATTGCTTTCTTTTAAAGCTATTTTGAATAAACAACTTGCTTCTACTTGGCTTGTTAGAAATGAAGCGTAGCGAAATGGAGTTAATTCTTGTTGCATGGTTTGAGCTTGTGATGTCGGCTGCGCTAGACATAGAGATCCCACCAATGCTAGGGCTACCCCGCGAGCTACCCGCTTCAAGCGGCTCGCGGTGAGCCTTTGATAGGCTCTAGCCATTAGCATATCATGGCAGTCAAGTGTTTCGTTATTACGGCGTGTCGTGAGCATGAAATCTCCTAAATGTTGCGTAATTCAAAGTTATCCACAGGGTTGTGGAAAACTATTTGTTAGCAGTTATTAGTTCGCATACCTCGCATGTTCTGCCCTCTTGTGTCCAAGTTCCGCAGCCTTTACATCTGACTATTGCCTCGCTAGGCACTCGATCTTCAAGTAATGGCATCATGTCCCCTAGTCGTGCTATAAACACATAATCTTCTGGGTTTTCACCTTGACCATTACAACGCATTACAACAAACTTTAATTTGCCCTCATCGCGTTTCTTTTGTTGATCTATCCAAGCTTTTGGCTGAAATGCTGCCCTAGCTTTGACCTCAATATCAAAGGGAGTACCAAGCACATCGCTACCAGATGCCCCACTATTTACTACGCTTGCGCTTCCCCATCGCTCACGAAAGTAGTTAGCAACGACATGCTCGGTTCTCCTGCCCCGTACCTTACGGCTATTTTGAGCCATTGTCTAGTCCCCAAATTGTTCATAGAAGTCATTGATCCAAGCAGTCTTTTCTTCGCAGACCGCGCAGTAACGCTCGTTCGGTAGCGCCTCTCGCGCCTCACATTCCCAGCATGGCCTAGTCATGACTTATTCACCCCATGGCAAGCCTTACATTCCCAAATGGCATCAATGTCGGTCTGTCCGCCCACATTGGTAAGCTCGTAGTTTGGTCTTGGGTTATTGCAAGTATCGCAAACCTCATAAATTGTAATTTCATCATCTTCATCAAACAGAATTTCTGTTCCATCTGGTCTTGTAATTCGTAGGTAGCCCATTATTTTTCCTCTGGCTTTTCTGGAAGTATTCCGTAAGTCATGTAATCATCAACAATTTTAAACACTTCGGCTCGTTCGTTTAATTCTTGTTCAGTTTTCTGTTCGTTTAGCCTTTTTAAAGCTTTATTGGCTAATAACTGAATTTGTAAATCAAAACTCATTATTGTAGTTCTCCTTGTGGTGTTCGTGGCTTTTGTTTTACCCAACGGCCTGACTTGTCTATTTCCATCCAAATGATTTCTTCGCAGACTTCTGGCCAATTACCGCCGCACTTGTAATGCTTCCATGCTTTGCCGTTCTTGTTGCCTGTTCTTGGCATCATCGGCTTATTGTGTTGCTTACACATCGGCACTTCTTCTGGCACGACATTATCGTTGATTGCTGCAACCGCATCGGCTACTGGTAAAGGCATATCCTTTTGCTCAATAGTCCAAGGATCTGACGGCTTCTCGACTGGTATTCGTTCAGCTACTTTCTTTTCATATTTGTTTTGAACCTTGTTCATTTCGGTGCGACTTGGTCGTTTGCCTTTTGCCGCGTAACCTGCTGAAGCTAAGGCGCGGCCTATGGCGGAAGTTTCTGCGTTTTCTAGCGCGCTAGTTGCATTTACTCCGCGCTCTGAAATATCCTCGAATGCTAGACCGCTTGAAAATGGTTGAGCATCTGCGTAAGTTCGATAGACCCAAGCCTGAACTATAAAACGGCTAGGGCTATGAGCGACTAACTGAGTTTCAATGCGAAAGTCTGGGAAGTCCTTGTGGAACTTCTCCAAGCGTTCTTCGACTGTTTCATAATCTTCTAAGTTAAAAGCCATTATTCAACCTCTTTCATTTTCACTAATGCAGCTGCTTCTGCAAGGTAGCAGATGGCGTCCAAATAATTGTCCAAATGGTCAGGTGAGTTGTAGATCCTTGCAAGTTTGACTGCGACCATGTCCAAACAAAAGGCTTCGGGAGTTCTGCGCTCCTCATGGATAACGGACTGGATACTCGCAGTTCGTATCGCTGTAACGTGAAAATCATCATATCTTGCTTCACGCTGTAATAAGATGTCGTGAGCTTCGTTGAGAACATCATTAGCGCGCACTTCCAACCGACTTTCCACGGCGGAAGCCTGTGTTATGGCCAACCTTGTAACCGCTTGCCCAGCCTATGGCGTAGCCGCTTACTAAAAACGCTAATAAACATATATAAACTACTAGATCAGAATATTGTTGCATTATTTCCTCTCGTTTGTGGAATTTCCACATGAGTAGGCTAACCCACTAATAACCCAAATACAGGGCGTGGCGTATAACGATTAGATAACTATCTATAAACCTTGCCATAGACGGTGAAAGACCCATCTGCATTTACAGGCACAGGGATAGGAGTAACGTTCTTATCATAGACTTCAATAATGCCAAAGCCCATCTGCCAATTCGCGGCCCCAGCCTTTAAATAAGAGGCTTTCTTGCTATCCATAAGGTTACCTACCTCAAAGCCCCAAAGTGTCTTAAAACGGCCTTTAAAGCCCGTAGAGACCCCTTGTAGGCCAAGCCTATGGGTATGCCCACAGACTACGCTAACGCCAAACTTGTTGGCTAGGCCAGCGGCAGTCCCGCCAGCGTTGCGGTTCATTGAACCCTCATCGCCATGTACGAGAACCCAATTAGGCAGGAATTCAAAAGGCTTCTTGTGAAATTTAATCCCTAAATCGTCAAAGCCCATAAATTTAGGATAGTCCAGCTCTGGTAATCCTCGTAGGGCAGGTGCGCCTTTAATCAGAGTATGGTAAAGCCTATCAGTGTGGTTACTGCGGCATATATCGGTTACGCCTAAATCCCATAGAATATTTTGGGTTAAAGCTCTGTCGTAATCGAGGGTATCCTCAAACTCTAACGGAGTTCCCTTTGCCCATTTTGAGAGGCTCTGGAAATCTATTTCATCTCCGCATTGTAATACTTGGTCGAACTTCTCACGCTGGACTAACTTTGTTAAATTCTTTACTGCTTGTGGGTGATGGTATGGAACTTGTAAATCGCTGATTACAAGAATTCGCTTTTTAGTCATCGTCCTCATCTTCGTAAGGAGTATGGTCAGGATTAAATGGATCATGTTCAGGCAAGTTAGGTGTGAACCAGTCAGGCCAACCAGCGGAAGCGGCGCAAAGATATTGAGCAGCTTCTACATCAAATCCTGCCTTGCGTAGGGCAAGGTAATACTCTCGGATTTGGATAGCGTGAATTTCCAGAGGTGTAAAATCCTCTGTTCTTACTGTCTTTACTCTGGCAGGTTTTCTCTTTGCCATTTCGCACTCGCTATCCACTCGGTGGCTTCTATCAGATAGTAAATGCCGTTAGTACGACAGTCCCCATCTAATAAAGCCATGACTTATTTTTGCAGAAGTATCTGATAAATCTGGTCTATTTGTGATTCGACACGCGATAAGCGGTCGTTCATGCTACCGCCGCCATTTGGCTTTAGCTCCGCGAGATAGTGTTTTACCAACCATTGCACTAAGCCAATAAACGAACCAATAACGATCGAAGCAACAGCAGCAACAGCCGCTATGTCCTGCGCAGTCACTTTTTCTTTGGTGTGGCATATCCAAATACGCCAGCTAGTACCGCCCAAAGAATTGAGCGATAATCTGGTGAAAAGTTGCTGCTACCCCAAGCTGCAAGAAAAGCACCTAGAGTTAGTAGGTAAGGGTTTTTTAGGTTCATTCTTCACTCCATTTCGGTCTTACGACAAGACGTACGATTGATATATGACGTTTCTTTTTTTGGACCCCATCACCCTCACTGGCACTGATAGCCCCAGTGTTACCCTCGATGGTGAATAAGTATTCTGGGTTCTTCTCAGAAAAATTGAGATTGAGAATCCCGATGTGTTCGGATTTTCCACTTCTAGTAAAATCAAATAATACCAAGTCACCGCGCTTGGCTTCTCTAGTTGGAACCACCCGATTGTTGGCTCTTGCCCAAGCCTCGATGTGCGGGCAATAGGCGCTATCTGGAATTGCCTTTGCCTCTTTGCCTTTGATAAAGCAAGCTCTAATAAAAGTAGCGCACCAAGGCTGATAATTGGCATGGCCAGCAACCTTAGCAAACTTGTTATTATTGTTTGGCTTTTCCTTATAGCCAACCTCAGCCCTTGCAGCATCGAGAACTTTTTGAATAGGCATGGTTTTATATTTATCCCGTTAAGCCACTTCATTATCGAATAAGCCATTTTGATAGGCACTACCAATTACGACATTAGGCATTTCATCGACATTTACAAAGTGAGAGTTATCTGGTAACTCATCGACTTCATCGTCAAAGAAAGCCACTACTTTGTTATTCTTTATCTGCGCTAGTTTCATTAGGAAAAAACTCCCCGCCATCTATTCCGTTTGAATAGTCCCAGCCATCGGTGTAGTCAATATATTTATCAGGGTTAGCAGCTAATACTTCAGGTTCAACCCCTACAATTACATTTACTACCTTGTTATTTTCAATAACTGCATAAGTTCTCATACCCAATACTCCACATCAATAGATCCTGAGCCACCTGCTACGCCTGCGTTTGAAGTACCGCTGCCTGAGGCCGCACTCTCACCACCGTTTTCGGCTGATAGGTAATTAGTTCCAGCACCGCCTGTGATTACATAACCCGCACCTGCGCCGCCTGTTGCAGAAGTAGCACCTGTAAAGGTTGTAGTTCCGCCTGTACCGCCATTACCGCCGCCCGAAGTACCAGCTGTTCCGCCTGCGCCAATAGCGTAAGTAATTGAAGCCGCAGGAGTAGTAGCCAAAGTAGATGAAACCACTTGACCACCTGCGCCGCGTTCGCGTGATGTATAACTTCCAGCGGTTCCAACACCACCAGCTCCACCGCCACCGCCACCGCGCAGGGTTACATTCACATAAGTAACTCCTGCAGGTACAGTCCAAGAAGTACCGCTAGTTAAAGTAGTTAAATAACGAGTTTTACCTGCCGCTGTTGCAGGGACTACAGAGCTACCCATTACGCTATCTCCACTCCGCTAATATGGAAATTTACTGTGGTAGCAGAAGCACCGCCAGTAATTGTATTTGTTGCTACCAAAGGCTGCTTTAAGTCAATATAGACTGTTGAGTTAGCAGCGATTGAAGTAGTGGTGTGTAATGCGGTATTAGCACCCGCAGTACCCATACCTAAAGTAAAGGTCGCTGAGCTTGCTGCAGTATTAGTAATTGCTATGTTAGTAACTACTGTGGTGGTACTAGCAGGTACTGTATAAAGCACCGTAGTAGTTGTAGTAGTTGCTGCGCCCCTAAATAGGGCTTTTGGTGTATATGCCATTAAAACGCTCCCATCAGTTGCGCGATCATGTTGTTATAGACTGTTGTATCTGCACCATTACCTAAAGTACGAATAGCCTCCGCACCAAGTTTTAGATAATCATTATCGTTAGGTGTAGTCCAGTTGTTGTATGTGGTAGTTGCCATTTTGTTCCTTTAAGGTAGTCCTACAGTGTCTACATTCTGCCACGTTGTAGTCGGAATTGTTGAGAAGTAAGCGTTTGCGGTTGATGTCGAGGCATCGGCAGTTCCAGTCCAAGCAAGGGTAGGTACACGGCTTGATGGTATATCGGTATTTGTTCCGTCCCAATAGTAACCAACGCTGGAACCCTCATAGGCAATAATTCCATCTGCTAGGAAAGTATCACCGATTGAACCAGTTGAACCAAAGCGCAAGAAAATTTCAGCAAATAAACCGCCGGCATTTGTTGGTGTGCAAGTGATAGTCAGCTTTTCCCATGTGTTACTTGCAGAGATATTTCCGCTGGTAAAAGTTTCAATAGCAGTTCCAGATGCGGCAGTTGCTTTAGTTATGAAACGGAAATTAGTGGCTCTAGTTCCTACTGTGCGTTTCATATAAACATTTATCGTATAGGTGTTGTTAGGTGTAATAGGAATTGCGTAGGTAGCATTTCTAGTTAAAACTATACCTATATTAGTATTTATAGTGTTTGCGACTACTTGGTCTGATGCAGAACCAAAAACGCTATCTGTGGTTATTCTAGTTTGCGTGGTGCTTGCGCTAGTCCAGCCCGTTGTGTTGGTTTCAAAAGATGGGTTTAAGACTAGGTTGGTCTTTGTGGTCTTTACCGCAGTAGGGTCAATACTATCCCATTGGGTAGCAGGGTCTATCGCTTCCCAGACATAAGGGCGATAGCTGTAAGTCTTTTCAGAAGTTCTTAGGGTAATACGAGCTGAAACCTGATTTAATTGCAAGTTCCAACCCTCGACAAAGCCGTAGTAAGTTCCATCATAAATAGGCACAGGCGCACCTGCCATAGAAACAGGCATACCAAAGTACATATTTAACATTTTATCTACTGTGGTGGAACTGATAGTTGGATCTATAAGCCTGATTTCAATATTACTTAAAGAAGTGTTTGGGTAGGCACGCATGGCTAGATAAAGTCCAGCCACGTTCTGAGCATCATCAGTGTCCGCTATTTCAGTCTTGATGGTGGCTTGCATATCTCCGTAGAGAGCCTGAGAAGCTGAAAGATAAGTGGTGAAATATTGATTTCCGTTGTATTGCAAATTGACGTTATTTATTAGTTCGCCAATAGAAGAAGCAGACTTGAGATTTCTAAAATTAACATAGGTAGGGTCAATAGCAAAATACCCATTTACTTCTACATCTAGGTTACGGCTATATTGACTATCGTATCCAATTTTGCCTGTAGTGGTTTCATAAATTGAACCAGTAGCCATTAGTGCATAGTAATTTGCCAAAGTTAAAGCATTATTAGGGCTTGCTGGTCTAGCAATATAATTGTAAATAGGTGGGTCAAAAGGTGCGACCGATACATCACATTCGGAGAATATGCGGCTAATTCTGTCGTTATCGGTTTCAGCAGGGTAATCAACCAAGCCCACCTGAGTTCTAGCAAGAACGGCTAAGGGAGCTACTGCGGTGATTGTTATTCCAGCTAGTGTAGTTTCGGTTTCAAATAGAACTACCGAATTTTCGATGTTAGATACTACGCCTGTAAATATTGTTATATCGGAAGTTCCAGCATAGTTCTTTACCTGCACCACTACGGACTGGTTCAAATCGATTGGGAAAGCGGTATTGTCTAGGTTAATTAACTGAATACGAGCATAACCAGCTCTTTGTGATTCCCAAACATTGTTTCTTCCGTAGTCAATAGAGATTGCTCCTACGGCGTTGGCGGTATAGGAAACCCCATTAACTGTAACTGTCGGATTAATTGTCCAAGTCATTATGGATTAAGTCCTAGAGATTGAAGCCATGAATAGCCAAGTCCAGTATAGGAGCCTGTGGTTCCAGCCGCGCCAGATAGAATATCGCTAATCTGTTTAGCGGTTGAAACTGGATCTATGGCGCCATTGACTGTTACATTAACAGTTGGAGCATCAGGAACTACTACTCCCTCAGAAGCGGCATTTCCTAAGTCGAATAAAAATGTTTTGTACAAATCTTCTGGGAAAGTTTCAGTAAAGGTCTTTGCGGTAAAGGTTCCACCGCCAATATCCTTTAATAGCCCTAAAGTAGCTTCGATATTTGCCAAATCGAATAACTGGCGGCCATAACCAATTTTATTCATTACGTCGTTAATTTTCTCTAACGCTTGGAAATTGGCATTTAATTGCGTTGTTTGCTTGGTTAGTGCTTCTAATTGTGCAGTTAGTTTTTCAATTTGAGTGGTATTGCCTTGTGCAATAGCCTGTTCTAAATCAAAGATTTTCTGCATCAGTTCTAAGCGTGCGCGTTGCTCGTCTGTAATCTTACCTTGCATCGCTGCTGCTATTTGAATTCCCTGTGGGTCAAACATAGCGCTTGCCGCTGATAAAGCCTTATTAGCCTTATCTACGGCCGCCTGAGCGCGCTTTTCGGCGGTTTGCTTACGTAAGGTTGATAACTTTGAATCTTCTATCTTTTTAGCATTTGCAGCTGCCTTAGCTTCCGCCTTAGCTAAAGCAATATTTTTTTCACGCCATGAGGCAGGACTGCCAATAGTGTTGGTTTGCGCTGGTTTCTTTAACAGGTTAGGAATTGGTAAATAGAAACTACCTACTTTTGTAGGAGTGAATAGGTTACCAATAATGCGACCAGCTAGTTCACCAAATTGTTCTAATTTAGAGGTTGCCTTATCTATATCGCCGTTGCCAGCTAAATCAGAAAACGCCTTGACTAGTCCTTGTCCAATAGATTCCTTTAAGTTCTCACTAGCGTTCTTAACCTTGTTAAGTTTGACTGTGGTTGAATCTAACGCTTCTGCAAACTGTCCATCGTAGGTATTTGCAACCTTAGCGAGAATTTGGTCAAAAGTCATAAGGCTAAGTTCGGTGCTGGTTAAACCTAAGTTAAATTGGCGTAGGCCTTTGACGTTGCCAACGTAAGCCTGAGTAAGCACGTTAGCTGCGGTTGATACGTCCATAAGCCCCGAAAATGAAACTTTGATGGCGGTATTTAGAATTTCTTGGGCTTTAGTAACTGATCCAGTTTGGGTAACTAGTTTCTGCAAAGCAGGTTGCAATTCGCCTCTGTTGATACCCGTAAGTCTTTCTAGGTCGTCTAGGTAAGTGCCAAGTTCAGGTGCGGCAAAAGCCAAATTAAGGCTTTTCATTGTGCCTAATAGGGTTTGTGCTTCGCGTTCTGCGTTAGCAAACTCTCTTACCGCGCTAGCTCCGAAACGACCAATAGCAGCAGCCGAAAAGGTAACTCCAAATGCGGCTGCTAATTTCTTGGTTGATTTATATAACTTATCAACGGCGGTGTCGGCTTTCTTAAACGCTGGAACGCCAACGAAATCGGCTGCAATTCGAATTGCTACGTTGCTATCAAATTTAGCCATTATTTACCTTTCGTTGGGCAGTAACGTGTGTATTGCCTGTTCTTCTATGAAACTCTTGAATAGTTCTGTCTATAACGCCTGAAATGTTGCCTAAAATCTTGCCCTGATCTTCGCCCCATGCTTTGAAGATTAAACGGCCATTCATTTTGCGGCGGCCAGATGCGCCTTTACGAGTTTTAGATTTAACTTTGTATAAAGGTTGTAAAGCGTTAATAAATTGTCTGCCAGCATTAGGGTTTGCTGATTGTGAATACTTGCGTGAAGTATCGCCTTTTTGCGCTTGCTTACGGCCGTAAGGGTTTTTGCGACCAGCAGTTTCAATGATGGAACCAGTTACTGTGCTATTTACTACTTCTGCTGCGTAAGCAAAACCCTTACGATTTGGCTTTGTGGGCTCAGTAGATGAATCAATACCAGCTTTAATTTCTGCTGAATTGTAAAAAGGAAACTTTCCCTTTTTCTCACGGGAGTATAAAGCCCATCTTGATAATGGTGCTTCGCTTGGTACATCTCCGCGAGCCTTGCTAACAATAGGGCGCAAAGCGTGAGCCATATAAGCCTCTAAATTGTTGGCAAGGTCTGGAGTAAATTTACGCATAGCGGTGCGAAGTTCAACGGCGCCGTCTAACTCTGCGCTTAGCATCTTCTACCGCCTTTGCCTTTTCTTTATAAACCTGCACTATCGCTTGTAACATCTCACGATCTAACTCAATAAGATGTTGAGGCGCGATTCCCATTTCTACACTCAGTTGAGCGATGAAATAGGTGAGAGAATCGCGCTCTACCCTAAAGGGTCGCTTTCTAGCACCTCTACAGATTTCAAAGTTTCTATAAAGTCCATGCCGAAAGGTTTAACAGTTTCACCTGAACGTCTAACACATTCCCAAGCTAACCAATAGACATCGCCTTGCTTCTCGTCATCGCGTAGCGCTTTGAAGAAGCCTTTGCCCTTAGTTTGTTCGAACGCGTATTCAACCGCTGGGGTAATTTCGTGTTCTGTTGTAGTTCCGTCTGTTCTGGTTATCTTTAGTTTTGCCATAGCCCTATCTTTCTATTATTAGAATGTTCCTGTTGTTGCAACAGTTGTAGCACCCTGCACGTTCCAAGTTACAGACTGCATGCCGACAGATGCTACATCGCCGTTGATGTCTGTTGTGTTATTTACTAACACGTTGAATGTGTAAAGTGGGTTAGTTGCTGAAACTGCGGTTCCCTTAACTTGAAGTAGTTTAACTTCTACTGTGGTTCCCCATGCAGCTTGTAATGTCGCTAGTACATTTGATGCAGCGGTGTCGTTTAGGAAATCAATAGTTACTGATGAAGCTTCTAAGCCCTTAACGAACTTGTGGCCTGTATCGCCCATTGCGGTTACTTCTAGTTCATCAAATGAACGATTAAGAGTTACTGATGTTACGTGGTCGCTAAGATCTATTGAATTAACCTTAACGCCTACATTGTTATTTAGGAAAATAGCCATTTAGATTATTCCTCGTCTTTCTTAGCGGCTGGTTTTGGTGTTGCTTTTTCTGGTGCTGGAATTTGGCCGATCTTGATTAGAAAGGCCGTGTTCTCGTCTAGATCTGCCATTGTTAGCTCCATGATGTGAGAATTGAGATGGACATTTCAGCAGATAACAAATCGCCAGAAGCCAATTCCATAACGCTTGGCTCTGATACTTCATTAACTGCTACATTTAACGAACTAACTGCTAGTGCGTTAAAAACTCCTGTGATGATTTCTTCTAGCCCTGCTAGGTTGCCTTGATTATCTAGAATAGGCACAGTCATTAAAATTCTGAAGTTAGCCATTGGGCTAATTGTGTTATATTGATTATTTTGCATTTCAAGCATTGGGCTATCCCAACCCACAATTACAGAGTTAGGTAGAACTGTTGCTGGTGGAAATGCAAAAGTCTGCCACTTAGCATTGTTTGTTAATGCGGTTGCTATTGTGGTGCGAAGTGTGGTTATCGCTGGTGTTGGCATTAGCCCACCATTGAGTTAGGGTCGAGCGCGTGAGCGATAAGGCCACGAACGCGAGCTAATAAGCTATTGCCCATTCTGTAAGGAGATGGAGTAAAGTCAGGTGAAGAACCGCCAGTAGATGAAACCTGACGTGCTTGCCAAATATCAACCGCTATCATTAAAGCAGCTTCTTGAACTGCTGCGTCCGCAGTCCAGTCTGTATATTCACTAGCTGCCACTGTCGCGTAAGGCGCGTATGGGTGGTATGGGCTATCTGTTAAATGGTCAGTTGTATAGGAAATTGAATAATCACCAACGGCAGTAATTACATGAGATCCGTTGTAGTGAGCGCCACCATTGGATACAGTAACTGTTTGACCAATATAAAAAACTTTGCGGACATCTTCTTGAAAATAAAGTGTGCCTACTGTGCCCGTGTTTGCATGTCCAATTGCGTAATACTTGTTAGCCCATAGCATTGGAAGCAATACGGCATCTGATGCATCGCATACTTGTTGTAAAGTAGCATCTGGGTAGAGTGAGCCAACGCCAAGTGCTGAGCGTAATTCGCTAACTGTTGCTAAACTCATCTCTTTCCTTTCTTATGACCGATGAGGGGCAGTAGGGCTAACTGCCCCTCTCGGATTTAACTGCTCTAGCTATTAAGCTAGGTTAAAGCGGCGAACGCCCTTACCGCTCTTTGCTACATAGAGTGCTAGGTAGCCGTATAGTGCAATTTCTACTTCGCCTGATGTTAAGACATTAACGCGAAGCTGAGTTGTTGGTGATTCCCACGCATACACTGAAGATGGTGCAATCAAGAACGCTGAATCATCTACAACGCCTGAAGCGGTGATGTTGTGATCAACGATTAGGTCTGTGCCTAGAACTCCACCGCGAACTGAAGAAGCTACTGCCACGCCAGATGCATTGTAAGTTGGGCCTTGTGCTGAGTAAAGCGCACGACCTGTTGTATCTGCGTAACCTGCGATAGCTGCCCACTGGTCGGTTGAAGCGACTAGCTTGTTAGCGAAATCGCCACCTGTTCCCTTGTAAGCTGCTGCACCTTCGGTTGCAATAAATGACTGTAGACCAGCTGCGGTTGCTGCAACGCCTGTTGCTGCGGTACCTGATGAAATCAATTCAGCAATAAGTGCTGCATCTGTTGCCTTTTCGTAAGCCTTACGAAGTTCAACCATCATTAGATCCATGAACGCAGGTGATGAGCGGTCAATTAGTTCCCATGAAACGCGCTGCAAACCAGCAAACTTGTTTACGTTTACTGTGTCGTAGCTAGAAGTCTGGCCTGTTTCAGATGGTGCAGAACCCTCATTTGTGTCTGCTACTGTTGGAGCTACGTTAGGTGTTGCATTATTGATGTACATACGTGGCACAGTGAAAGACATACCTGATTCAGTTAGTTCCTGACGTGTTACCGCATCAAACGCTGGACGGCCAGTGAATGTGTCGGTAATAAAGGTCTGTAGGTGTGGTGCAAGTGTTAGACCTGTGTTAGTTGATGTTGAATCGTCAGCAGCACGTACAGTGCGACGAGCCTCATCATCTCCCATTGCTGCCTTGATGTTTGCTGAAAGATATTCAGCGCCTGTTAGTGGCTTGACGCGCTCTTGCGCATAAACCATTGCAGTTACCTTTGGTGCGGCGGCTTCTACTGATGCTGCCTCTACCTCTGGAGCTGCTGAAACTTCTGGAGTGTTCTCCACAGTTTCCTCGCTTTCTTTTGTAGGTGTGGTTGCATCTTCATCAGCAGGTATTTCTGCTTCTTCTGATGCCGCGACATCGGTAACCTGAGCAGACTTAAATGCTGGCTCGGTAACCAAACTTACTTCGAATAAATCGGCTGCAGTAACGTGCATTACGCCAGCCTTGTTAAATGACTTCTCAACAGAAACACCAACAGATAAGCCTGCTTGCAAGCCCTCTGATGCAAGTAGCAACGCATCGCTACCGCGTGTTGAAGAAGAAACTTTGAAAGATGCATAAAGGCCATCTGCCGCTTCAGTAATATATTGTGCGCGGCCTAGAGGCTCTTTTACATTGTGTTGATTTAATAATTTAATTTTCTTAGGATCATCTGGAAGTTTAATTGAACCAGCTTCGAACACTACGCGACCTGCGCTGGTGTTACCGACTTCGCCAGTTCCAATAGGAACGATTTTGCCAGAGATAGTGCGCTTTTCTGCATCGCAGGTAATATCCGCGCTAAAGGTTAGGATTTTGTTATCCATTAACGAACCTCGTCATTTCCTTGTGGTGTTAGTTCTTCCATTTCACGCGCTTGTTCTACTGTGATTAGGTCGAGTTGTAGCATTTTCTCTATTGCTGCTAAACGCTCTAGTGGTTCAGTGCGTAAGAAAGTATCATTAACTTCAAAGCGAACTTCATTGCCATTTGCAGTAATATCGTTCATAGATAAACGAGCTGCAATAGCATCAAGATAAGGCATTAAAGAATAAGCGAAGAATTGCTTGCGCTCGTCCATGACGTTTGAGTAAGTCATAGAATTATTCATATCTGCTGAAAGCATATATGCAGGTATATTGCAAAGACGTGCAACCTCTGTTGAAAGGTATTGCAAACTTTCTGCATAGACCATGTCTTTAGGTGAATAAGAAGTCGGAGTGTAATCGAGAGTTGCAGTCAAAAATGCAGTTCCGCGTGTATCACGAGCGCGCTTCCATGCACCTAAAATTCCTTGAACTTCTTGCGGGGTCATGTCTGCGCCAGTGTTTTTAATTACGCCAGTTGGAAATGGAGTTGCTGCTGCAACTGCCATTGCGCGTTGCACATCTAGAGCTGCTTGAATTGTTTGTGATCCGCGAGCCAATACTCCCTCATCAAAACCTTGAAAGGTAATTAGCGAACCGATGCCAGACATTGGACGAGGGAAGCCATCAACGTAATATTGATTAACGGTTGTATTGTATAAATCCAAATCAAATGTTACGCGAGTATTTGCAACCCATTCAAAACGCTTAGGTCTGCCATCTTCTTCGTAAACTTCTGTAACTTCCCAATAAGCAACGCCATAAAGCATTAACGAATCAAGTGTCCAGCTAATAGTTACAAATCTTGGTTGAGCTAAAGATGGTTGCTCTAGCCAAACAGGAGAACCTAATTCTTCTCCAGTAGATTTACGATATAACGCCATTGGGATAGTCGCGCCAGTGCCACAAATTAAATTGCGTGCGCGTGCTAATGCGCTGCACTTCATGGCATCGCTTCGTTGTAATCTTGGAGTTATATAGGTAACTAATTGATTAAGGTTTTCACCCATAATCTGAGGGGCATATTGCGCCAAGATCGAGTTAGACGATGAAGTGTCTGGTGATGTGGTCTTACGCGAAAATATACCCATATGTATAAGTATAGCAGAATAGTTGAAAGTTCAACTATTATTCAAGTGAATAAATTGCTGGTTTTGCGATTGGCTTTAGAAGCTGATGAACGACCATTGCTAGGGCAATAGGAGCCGATACATCTCCAGCAGATTTACGTTTTACAATACGCCAGCCGCTATCGTTGGTTTTAGCAGCTACGTTATTCATTTGTTTATCTAATTCTGGCTGCATAGGGTGAGCCATGCGCATATTTACAATACTGTCGAGCAAATCGCCACAGGCTTGATAGAACTGCGCTCCTGATACATCTTCGACCATCACTCCAGCTCTTGAAAGCCTATCTGCGATGGTTTGAGTAGCGTATTTGTCGTAGCAAGTTAAACGAGGCTTAAATTTATCTATCCAGCCCTTAATATCTGCTGCTATCTTCAAATCATCTACTTGAACGCTATTTTCCCAAGTTTGTATGACCGCTACGCCAATTCGACCATCTTCCATTATCCAGCCCCCGACAAGGCTGGCAAATCTGCCAGACGGAGCCTTGTCGAAAGCAAAGATAGTGTAAGCGCCCTCTCGAATAGTTAAATCTTTTTCGCCAATTGCTTCCCATGATCCGTTAGGCCACGGCGATGCGAGCGAATCAACCCATTGGCAAAGCGTTTCGGTTCTAGTGCTTTCGACACTGTTAGTAGCCACGGATTCTGCGATGGCGCTTTCATCAAATAAATATCCCAAAGCAGGATTGGCCGCTTGCCACGCTTTCCTGTCGTCAATTTTAGCAAATTGTGGAGCTGAATATTCATACCATGCGAACTCTGGCGGTGGATAATCAAAAGCCCTTTCGCGCATATCGTTAAGAACTGTTGAGAACGCATCACCAGCGTTAGAAGTAGTGAAAGTCTGCGAGTTAGGTCTTGCTCTTGTAGTTGGTCTAGCAGCCGTCCATGCATCTTCGCTAATTTCTCTAAGCTCGTCAATATAAAGGAAATCAACAGTCTTACCGCGAGAGCCGTCACGTGTAGCAGCAGCGACTTCGTAAAGGCCACCGTTATTAAGTAATATCTTTTCAGTTCCATTTGCATAGCGTATTGCTTTGACCTGACTTTTAAGAAAAGGAAACTCCTCAAATAGCCCTGCCACCTTTTGAAAGGTGTCTAAGGCCATGTTTCTATTAGAAGACATAGCCAAGACCTTTTCGCCTTGCAATAGCTTCCATAAAATGAGCATTCGGGCAAGATGGGTCTTTCCGTTCTGTCTAGCGATAAGTAGGCCGCCCACCTTGCGCCGAAACTTTCCATCTTCGCTAATACTTAAATAATCATCTAAAACCCAACGCTGCCACGGTAATAACGGCATTTCTAAAAGGTCAGCGAGATCTGCAACCTCTTGCATTCGAGTTTTCCCTGTGTGTATTGGTGTGTGAATGCGTGGTTCTGTTAGCCCCCTGAGCGGTTGGTTCTCTTTGGCTGCCATTGGTTACGACTGGCTCGAATCGGTTGAGAACGGGCTGTGATGAACAACACTGGTCTGGACCAGAGAGGGATTGGCAGA